TGGCGACATGGCCGACGTTGGCCGCAGTGCTGATGCGCAACGCCTGCGCCCGATCGATCTGATAGGTCGTCAGCCCGTCGGCATCCCAAGGGGCGGGCGCGGTGGGCGCCATGGGGAATTCGTCCACGGTCGCCGCCATGTCCATGATGGATCCGCGCTTGGCTTGATGCGTCTTGCCTTGCGCCGTGGCCCCTTTGGCTTTTATGCCCATCTGGCCCAACGCCAGAAGCAACGCGCCTTCCAGGCGCTTGAGTTGGTCTTCCGCCAACCCTTTTATCAATGACGCGGGCACGGACGGAAAGGGCCATGGGGCGTCTGCGGAAGGAGCGGCGAGTGGCGCGCCCGCTGACAGCGACGCTGCCTTCCTGGTTTCAGCGGCCAAGCGCGGACTGATCGCCGCCAACGTGCAACCGAAGCCTTCCGCATAAGCCATCGCGGCCTCGATGCCAATGGGGCGCCGGCCGGTGATGTGCTGGTAGATCATCGCCTGGCCGCCCTTCACTTGGTGGTCGCGAGCGAACGCCGCGCGGTTCACGCCTTCAAAGCGTGCGCGCAGGGCGGCGGCTTCCTCTTCGATCGTCCACATTTTCATATAGCAATGCTATTCAAATAAAACTATAGCATGGCTTGCTAATAAACTGTAGCGTAGCTATAGTTTTGGTGATGAATCTACATGATTATTTCGGCCGGGATGGAGCGCTTACCGCTGCGGCGCTCGCTCGACGCGTGGGGGTGTCTCCTGCGCTGATCTATCAGTGGCGCACGGGCCGAAGGCCCGTCCCGGTCAAGCATTGCGCCCTGATCGAGCAAGCCACCTGCGGCGTGGTCACCCGGCGCGACCTGCGTCCCGCCGATTGCATCCGAATCTGGCCGGAGCTGGCCGAAGGGACAACGGCGGAATGAACTACTACCCCCATCACATTGGTGATTTCAATAGCGCGACGCGCCACCTTACGCGGATCGAGCGCAGTGTCTATCGCGACTTGATCGAACTCTATTACGACACCGAGGCCCCCTTGTCGCGCGACGTCGACAAGCTGTGTCGGCTGCTGATTGCGCGGTCGGATGAGGAGCAGGCCGCTGTCTTCCAAGTGCTGAACGAGTTCTTCGCGGACACGGAGCACGGCTGGCGCCATGCGCGTTGCGATGCCGAGATCGCCCGCTATCACGGCAACAAGGAAGCGAAGTCTGTCGCGGGCAAGGCCAGCGCCGCGAAGCGGGCGCGGCAAGCCCAACGCCGTGATGCGGAAGGGGGCCCGGGCGAAGCGGGCCAGGACCCAGGTGTTCAACAGCCGTTGAACACGGCGCCAACTAACCAGGAACCAGAACCAGGAACCAAGAGCCAGGAAAAATCCGCCACGGCGCATTGCAAGCGGGCTTCCGGATTCGATGCCTCGGCGATCGCATTGCCGGCTTGGCTTGCGCGTGAAGACTGGGTCAGCTGGGTCGCGGACCGCAAAGCGCGCAAGAAGCCGATTACGGAAGAGGGCGCGCGCCGGCAGCTGCAACAGCTTGCGGGCTACCAGGCAGAGGGCATCGCGCCTAGTGCCGTGATCGCCCATAGCATCGCTAGCGGATATCAGGGCTTGTTTCCGCCGCGCAGCAACCGGCAGGAGGCCCCGCTCACCCGGGGGCGGCAGCGGGCGGATTGGTCATCCGAATTGCGCAGCGTCCTGGCCGAAGGCCGGGCGCGCAGCGAGATCGACATGGGAGTGATCGATGCAAGTCGCTGAAGCGTCAAACGGGCTAGGCGCGTTGGTCGTCCACGAGATGCATCTGCTGTATGGCGCGAAGTTCGCGCAGCAGTGGGAAGGGTTGACGCCGCGTGAGCTGAAGGACTCGTGGAACCAGAAGCTGGCGGGGCTGGGCGAATCGCATGTCAGGCGCGGCCTGACCGCATGCCTGACTCGCGAGTGGCCGCCAACCCTGCCGGAGTTTTTGAAGTTGTGCTGCCCGTGGCTGACGCCCGAGGTCGCTTATCACGAAGCCGTGCGTGGGGTGTCGGCGCGCCGCCGGGGCGAAATCGGCAACTGGTCGCATCCCGCCGTGTATTGGGCCGCAGTCGGCGTGAGCACCGTGGATCTGCTGAACAGCAATTACGGCGCGATCAAAGCACGCTGGGAAAGAACGTTGGCCGAGGAACTGAGCAAAGGGGCGTGGCCCGACATTCCCGAGCCGCGCGCGGCGCTGCCAGCCCCTGGCCAGACATTGGTCTCGCGCGCCCAGGCCGAGGCGGCGTTAAAGAAGATGGGGGCGGGAAAGCTGCTGGAGCCGCGCAGCCGGTCGCACCGCGAATGGATCGAGAAATGGGAAGCGCGCATCGCGCTGGGCGGGCATCCGACCAAGGCCATCGCCGAGATGCTGACGCATGCCAAGCACAGCACCAATCCGGAGCGCATATGAGCAATAGAGCCGCTATCGAACGCCGTGCGGGTGATGGCCAAAACACAACAGGGACGAGGTCTGAAATGGAAGCAGGGTTGCCACGTTGGGTGGAAGACGAAATTCGCAATTGGGCGCGGGCGCAATGGGAGGGAGATTGGCCGGGGCCTCGCCGCATGGAGCAAGATGCGCCGGACCTATGCGAGTTTCCGCCGCAGCCGGGCCACGACGATGACGACGAGCCCGTGCGGATTCCGGTGAACCATGAACGGGCACGCCGAGTGAACGCATTGTATGAAGCGCTGCCGCTCGTCGAAAGGCGGGTAGTGCAAGCCGAATACACGCGGCGCGCCGACTACGGCGACCTGCCCGGGCATCTACGCCAGGGCAAGGCCTGCCGCGTCATCGGTATCACGCTGCCGTACTACAAGGTGGCACTTGGCAGTTTCAAGCAGCAGGTATGGAGGACATTCAAATGAAGTACGCACACGAGGTCATCGATCTGCTGGCGGCGTATCCGGGCCGGGAATTCAGAATGGCCGAGATCTTGCGTCACGTCAGCCGCGGCATCCCCCTGGCGCCTGCATCGCAAGAGGCGATGCGGCGCGGCGCCCGCCGGGTGCTGGATCATCTGCTGGACGCAGGCCATGTGCAGCGCTGCGGCGGCAACACGAAATCGGCCACGTATTCCTGGCAGCAATTGGGACATGCACTTTCTAAAAACCATGCCCATTTGGGACCGGATTTGAGACAATAGCCGCGGGGCATTGCGCCCACACGAAATGCAGCCCGCCAACCGACTCGGTTCGCGGGCTTTGTTTTTTCCGAGACCAAAATTGACCGCCATGAAGCCTGAAGACGCAATCCTTACGCTGGTGACTGCTGCCGCAGGCGGCGTGCCGGTGGTGCTTTCCGACGATACGTCGGCAGTTCCACCGCCGCCATATATCGCGTTGGCGGTGCGCTGGGTGCAGGCCGGGCCTGCTGAAACCGGCCAGGTCGACGCCGATGGCAACCAGCCGGTGCATGACCATCGCGATGCCACCGTCGAGTTGCGTAGCGTGGGCGCCGCCGCCTATCGCATCCTGGACAAAATGGGGCTTACGCTGCGCCACCCGGTCCATGAAGATCACGCTGAAGCGCTGGGCCTGGCGTTGTTCCAGGCCGGCCGCGTGCAACGCGTGCCGCGCGAAACAGCCGGTGCGGCAAGCGAGCCGCTGGGCGCGCTTGACCTGGGAATACGCTACGCGCAGACCTATACGGATGTTGTTGGCGTCATCGAAACAGTGACCGGCACCATCACGACCACAGGTGGGCTGCTGCCTGCTCTGCACACTTCTTTTTCCGCGAAGACCGAAACGACGAACTAGCGTCAGGTCTTCATCACGTTGTCCCCCCGCCGCCTTTGGGCGGTTTTTTTTTGGAGCCGCAAATGGCAAAAATCGACCGGATCGTCAATGTGGCGATCTCGCTGAACACCACGGCGATCAAGGAGCAGAACTTCTCTGACATCCTGATCCTGGGCGCGCATGCGCTGACCGTGAACCGCGTCCTGGCGGTGACCGAACCGGGCGAATTGCTCGACATGGGCATTGCGCAGACCGATCCCCTGTACATCGCGGTGCGCGATGCCTTCAAGCAAATTCCGACCGTGGCCCGGGTCTTTGTCGGTCGTCGCCAAGTGGATGCTTCGCGCATTTCCGTGACTCGTGCCGCCGTTGCCGACTACACCGTGTCGCTCTCTTGGCGCGACGCGACTGGCGCCGTGAAAAAGGTGGACGTCAACGTGACGGGTTCCGCCGACAGCACGCCGCAGACCCTCGCAACGGCCCTGGCCACCGCGATTGCCGAAACCGACGCACCGGTGACGGCCACCGCCACGGGCGCCGACGTTGCCGTGACCACCGCCGTGTCCGGCCAGGCCTTGGCCATCGCCGTGACGGGCAACCTGCAATTGGCCGCGCCCGCCAGCACCGAAACGCCGTCGGCCGCGCTGAACGCCTGCCTGCGCGAGAACGGCGACTGGTACGGCGTGTCGCTGGCCAGCCGCGTCGAAGCGGATGTGCTGGACGCCGCCGAATGGGTGGAATCGAACGAGCGCCTGTTCGGCGTATCCAGCGCCCAGGCCGGCATCATCGACGCGGCCGTCTCCAACGACATCGCGTCGCGCTGCCAGCAGAAGCAGTACTTCCGCACGCACGTGTGGTTCCACGGCCAGGCCGACAGCGAGGCGCTGGACGCCGCCGTCGCCGCCAACCGCTTCACCTTCTATCCGGGTGGTGAAACCTGGGCCAACACGCGGCTCTCCGGCGTGACGTACGACAGCCTGAGCGAAGGCCAGGCGCTGGCCGCGCATGCGAAGAACGCCAACACGTTCGAGCAGATGCGCAACTTTTCCGTGACGCAAAACGGCAAGGTCGCCGCTGGCGAATGGATCGATGTGATCCGTGGCCGCGACTGGTTGGCCGAGCAAGTGAAGATCAACGTTGCCTCGCAGCTGATCAACGCCAACGGCAAGGTGCC